CCTAGGGGCCTCCCGTGCTAGTACAGCAATGTATTAGTGCATGCTTTGCCAGCATAAGGGGAGTCGTGGAGAATGACTCCATACTTCTCTGCCGTAAGGATCCAACATGACAGTTACCGATAGGTCGCGTACAATTAACTTTGGGCATGCAACAGGTAGCCTTTGGCCGCCTGGTGTAAACTCAGTGCCGATTGTCACGACTTATAAGCGCTCAGGATATCAACATACTATCTCTGAGGGGCATCAGGTGTCGCTTTTAGGACACACTGATCGGGATATAGGTGGCTCTTTCAATACCGTTAAGGACGAGTACGTCGGCGGAGGACAAGAAATGTTCCTCAATCGACCTACCGTACCTGCTGGATATCGCTACCGCGGTGTTCAAGCGGTTAAATCGAGCTTCAACGGGGGTGATTTCCCAGTAGCCATTTCGTCTAGCGAAGAAGAGCTAGATGCGATGGGTACGACGGCGATCGCTCGCGTTGAACCTACAGATCCGATATTTCCTAGTACAACCTTCTTGGGTGAGATCTTCTTTTCAGGAGGTCTTCCCCGTATAGGAGGAGCGGACGTTCTCAAACGCAATATTAAGCGCTACCGTAGTTTAGGTGGCGAATATCTTAATGTTGAATTTGGTTGGAAACCTTTCGTTTCCGACATGAAAAAGTACCGCGACGCCGCAACAAACTCAGCAAATGTACTGAGGGAGTACGAGCGTCAAAGCGGTGCTAACGTCCGTAGGAGATATGCTTTTCCTGTCACCACAGAGAGTGTGACGGTAGATATGGGAACGGCTTATCCAAGCCCTACCCTACCTACTGCACTTTATCTCAGTGGCCATGGCGCAGGTCCGCTGCAATACACTGACACGTCTTATATTAGACAGTGGTTCAGTGGTTGCTTTACGTACTATCTTAACCTGGGTAATACCGGGTTTGATAAGATGGAACGTGCGCACCAAGAAGCCCAAAAGCTCTATGGGGTTGATATAACCCCAGAGGTCCTTTGGGACGTCACGCCTTGGACATGGATGGCCGACTGGTTTGGCAATACAGGCGATGTGTTACATAACATCGGTGCAATGCTAAACGAAGGTCTGGTTATTAAGTGGGGGTACATGATGGAGGAATCCATCGTGTCCCGTACGTGGACCTTATCCGACTTTTATTATCTGTCGGAACCGTATCCACATACGTTTACGCAGACTTTCCGTAATGTACGGAAGACTCGTAGACCTGCTACACCTTTCGGTTTTGGCTACGACATGGATACATTAACTCCAAGTCGGGTAGCCATACTCGCTGCGCTCGGTATTTCAAGAGCGTAGGAGCGCCCGTTATGTATGGGTAGCTCAAACCACGACGGGCACTGTCTAGTGCTCGCCTAACCAGCAGCTTACGCTGCTTCCAAATGTTGGAGTTTTGCCATGGCTTTTTCTGATCCTATCACTCTTACAATCAATGCGGGTAGCGTTGTCTTTCCGCGGGTTGGCTCCGAGAACCTTAAGGGTTTTTGGGGCACCGCGGACGGACTCCGCCAGCTTTCGATTGCGCACTCTTTGAAGAGGCGCAACCGGACGCTTATCCGTCTTGACTCTGCGAAATACGTTGCAGACGTACTGGTTCCCGCACAGAATGTGCGCTCCAGTATGTCTGTTTCCCTCGTCATTGACGTTCCGACTTTCGGATACGACAGTGCCGGGGCGGTCCTCGAAGCTCGTGGTCTTGTCGACTACTTGCAAGCGACTTCCGGTGCCAAGCTGACCCAGCTTCTGGGTCATGAGGCCTGAGTTAGACACTCAGACTTCGCTGCTTGGTTTCTTCATTGCGAGCGTGTTAATCGTTTTAATAAAACGAGTCCCACGTTACTTCCACTTTCGCATAACAATGCATTGGTGGAATCCTCGCAAGGAGAAAAATCACAGAGGAGATCATAAACCTGAGGGGCCCCCTTCATAAGGGGCCTCTTAGGAGGTTCAGAACATGGCTACGGAACGCTAAGCCCCCTAAGGAGCGCGCGTGAAAAGCCTTATGAAACTCTGGCAGTTAACAGCCGATGATTTGGCTGTTAGATGCCGTACTAGCACCATCCGCGATAATAAAACGGTCGCGGAGCGTGTCGAAAATGAGGGAATCTCGTTTTTTACGATTACCCTTCCCGCCTTTTGCTCAGATTTCGAAAGAAGTCTGGCTGAAGGTAGGGTCGATCACGATGCGTTCTGCGGTTTCCGCAGGACGCAGGGTCTCCCCCGATTCCTCGGAGGTTTCCTTGATCTTATTTTCGACCGTTGCACAGGGCTCTTAGTTCAAGAACCTTGTATAGAAGCAATCTTTGCTGTACGTCAACTTACGAAGATGTACAACAAGGTGCTTTTGGAGTGCTCATCAGAGCGCACAGAAGCTGCACTGTACAAGTACCTGGATTGTGAGCAGGAGATCCGATCTGCAGATGAAATCTGGGCTAATGGTAACACCCAGAGTCGGTATGGCTATTTTTATAGTCAACCGAACATCGCGACGAAACTAGATAGTAAGTCTTTTGACGAACTTGCTAGAATCGCGCAGATTGTTATGGGTCGCGCACTTTCGCAGACCAATACTATGGTCTACTACGGTGATGTCTACCCAAAACACGGACGGGGTGCCACTGCGGACTACATTCGCGGAAACGCGAAGTACGTAGTCAACAAATGGTACTCCCGCTTGGAAGAAGTTTTCCCTATGAGGGAATTCATCATTCCGAATCAGGAACACTTTTCTAGTGAACTTGAATTCGTGGCTCTCCTCGAACCCGAGGCTGAAATCCCCGTTAAGGTGACAACAGTCCCTAAAACGTTAAAAACTCCTAGAATCATAGCTGAAGAACCTACGCATATGATGTATATGCAACAGGCCATTTGGCTGTGTCTTTCTAAGAACTTAGTGGAAGATAGACTCTCCAGTAAGTTTATCAGTTTTAAGAAACAGGAGCTTAATCAGCAAATGTGTCTTAAAGGTTCCCTAACCGGGGAACTCGCCACGCTAGATCTTAGCGAAGCGTCAGATAGAGTTTCTAATGAGCTTGTGAAACGCGTGTTCGCGAAGTGGCCTGCTTTATTGCAAGGTCTCCAAGCGACACGCTCTACACAGGCTCTCGTACCCCTTAGAAATGGACATAAAATCATTTCTTTGGCAAAGTACGCGTCTATGGGTTCGGCCCTAACCTTTCCTATTGAGATGGTAGTGTTTCTAGCTATCATCTTTTTAGGTATAGAGGATGGGCTTAAGCGCCCGATTACTAAGAAGGACGTTAAGTCTTTCAAAGGCAAGGTGCGCGTCTATGGGGATGATCTTATTATCCCCGTAGAATATGTACCATTCGTGATTAGCAGACTAGAAGCTTTTGGCTTCAAAGTGAATGCTAGCAAGTCCTTCTGGACAGGTTCGTTCAGGGAGTCTTGCGGAAAGGAGTATTATGCGGGTACGGATGTTTCGATTGTCCGCGTTCGCACTTTGCTCCCAACATCACGGCATGACGTTGACGAAATCATCAGTACGGTTAGTCTCAGGAATCAGCTTTATATGGCTGGTCTCTGGGGTCCCGTACGATGGCTCGATGAGTTATTGGGACGGTTAATCCCATTTCCCATCGTGGACGTTAAGTCTTCCGTCCTCGGACGGCATTCGGTTATCCACGAGTATCAAGTGGATGCCTATTGCCCTGAGCAACATCATCCTTTAGTCAAGGGTGCTGTTGTTCGCAGTGTAATCCCCAAATCACCTTTGGACGGTTATGCTGCCCTGCTTAAGTGTTTCCTTAAGGCACGACAGGATTGCTCAAGTTATGATGAGGACTTCGATCGCGATAATGCGAGAGAAGTGTCTCAAATTAACCTAGGCGATTCCAAGTGTATTTTTGGGCATATGCCAATGCTCGATAAGGAACATTTAGGACGTCAAGGACGCCCCCTACACGTCGGCATCAATGTAGGGTGGGTTAAGCCTTTCTAACCTGTAGTTGTCCAAAAGACAGCTGCATACGGCGGGTAATGTCCGTTTAGGGAACTCGAAAGCCCCTAAGGAGTATTAATAAGTACTCCCGTTTCACGGTTATATTCCGTGCCATATGCTGTGAAATTCAGCATTTACAGGCTTAATCCAGGGAGCGGCGAACTTTAATTGTTCGTCGCTGCGGGCTTACATGCCCGCGCAGGAGACTAAGGTGTACCATTTTGCTCGTTTTCCAGTTCGCATGTACCGGTGAAATTCCGGACACTGCGAACTCGGCAAAATGGGTTCCTTATTCA